GCTATGTTCCTAGCAAGTTTGAATATATCCTCATACTCATCTGCCAGAGCATTCTCGACACGTTTAGATAGACGCTCCTCAAGAATGTCTACAATTTCTTGCGCCTCATCTGCGTCAAACTGAATGCCAGCCCTTTTAGCGGCATCAATTATTACTTCAGAACAACTCATCCGCTTTTGCTCCTAACGACACAGGCACGCCCTGCCTCAACTACAGTTTCATATTTTTCTACTTTAGTTTCTAAAGCACCTATTTCATCTAGGCTGTCACGCGCTTCTTTAGGCAACAAAGCTAGGTTCTCTGGGGATGTAAGTTCTTCTAACAAAATATTGTTTTCAGCATCAACCTCATTAGCCATAATGTCTTCTTGATCTAGCTTTTGAGCATTCAATTCATTAACGTCATCAGCGTATTCTGATAATCTACCAAGAGGCGTAGGCTGTGGTACTTGACCTTGTGTTTCTGCACTAGGCACTTCTTCTTGTGGTGCTTGCTGACGCTTTGCAAGCATATCATTTTGTATGTCTTCTATAGCTTGTTTTTTTTGTTTTTGTTTTTCTGCGTAGATAACAGGCTGATCTGTTTGAGGCAAAGCCGTTCCTGTTTCATCCACTTCCACCCAACCAGAACCGCCAAAACCATCGTCTTCTTGAAAATCTAAATACCTAGTTGTCGTGCCGTCACTAATGGATATAATTTTTTCACGCGGATCAAGGCTAGGCTTTCCACCTATTATCATTGGCACGTTTTTAGATGTAAACTTAGGCGGCTCAAGCTCTGACACTTCTGGCTCTGTCGGACGCTCAACCTTTTCCCCAGCGTTCCTACGCTTTTGAATAGCAATAGCTTCTTTGTCAGCCTCCAATTTCTGCATTAGCACTGTATCACCAGATAAAGAGGCACCTTCGATCTCTGCGTCTATCCGCTGTAAATTTGCATCTAGTTCCTCATCTGCCATATTTGACAAGCGCAGTGTTTTTTCTGGATCAAGAAAGTCAGCAATTTCGTAATCTTCATCATATGGTGATTTTGGCCTTGCTAGCTCCGCTTCTTCAGCAGCTTTGGCAGCTTGCCTTGCAGCTACCCTTGCCTCACCAGAATCAGTTATATCTTTTACATTAACATTTTCATCTAAAAGCGTTTGCCCTACAGATGTGTGCTGCGCTTCATCTTTTGTGCTTTGCGGCAGCTTTGCATAACGATCAGATATTTTTCCAGCACCGTAGAATATAGCACCGCCTAAAGCTGCGCCGACAGTTACGTTCAAAAAACTATCCATCAAACCATATTCACGATCTTGTTCCGCGTATGCAGCACCAATCACCAAAGGCTCTACAACAGCAGCACCGATTGCGCCATCCATTGCCCCTGTCATAAAACGATTGCCTTTCACCCTGCCCATTCTAGCAGCCATTGTTGCGCCTCTGGCAACCGTTACAGAGGGTATGAAAGCAGAGGCTACGTTTATAGGGTCAATGATACTACCGGCTAGTGACACGCCAAACTGAGCAGCGGTTAGCCCAATGCCACCCCTTGATCTGCCCAATGTTGTTCTAAATGCTGATCTTTCGTCATGGCGTTCCGCAAGAAGCGAGGCCATGCCGGTCTTTATGCCCTCATCTCCTACCTCAAGACCTTCACGAAAGAACTCGCTCTCAGACCATTCTTCTGCTGTAAGAGTGCTACCTTCTTGCCCTTCTAATAAGCTTTGGTTTATTAATCTGCCTAGAGCATTAGTCGGATTGTAATAAAGGGCTTCATCCAAAGACGCGCCTAGCACATCTGCTGTTCCAGCTTTTGCATAGTCAAAATAATTTTCTCGCAGATTTTTATTTTCTTTTTGTTCTGGGATATAAACATTAGCCATTAAAATAAGTTCCTTTGGCTATAAAACTCTTTGCGCCGTTTTTTTGCAAGTGCGCTACTACCTTTTATGGTATCAGGCATAGCTGCGCCAAACGCTCTAACATCATCAAATGAAACAGTAACAAAATCTTTCATTAGCCCTGTAGGGCTAGGTGCTACAGCAGCACCAGTGCCACGCCTCATGCGAACCAGATTGCCTGTCTGGTCTACAAGATAAACACCAGTTCCATCTGTGGTGGTTCTCCATGTGCCTTCAGTTTCAAGGTCATCTAGATATTCTTCGTTAGCTTCATCAACAGTCATGTTTATCCCTGGTGGCGGGAACTCTACCTTTGCTGCAAGCATTTCTCTGTTCAGTGTTATACCGCCTGTCAGGACTAATGATATATCGTCTTTTGCTGCTTCAAACTTTATCGGCAACCGCAGTTTTGTTCCGTTCACATCAGGGAATACAAAGTTATTTCCGATAACAGTATTGTAAGCTATTTCTACGGCCTCATCGTGGGTCTTTGTTGGGTCAGAAGCTTTGATGTAAGCCGCTGTATTTTGAACAATTTTAACCATGCCAAGGTTGTGGTAAACTCTACTGCTATCTCCACCACCTCTAGTTTCATCAATAAATCTGCCAATGTTGCTTTGACCGTAATCAGCCATGACTTCTGATGTTCGTTCATTAATTAATTTTAAGTCATCTCCGCTTATAATGGCTTTGTCTTTTATTAATTTTAAACCTTTTTCACTGTTAGCTTCCGCTACCATGCCAATGTTTGCATTGCCAGAATAAGCATTAACAACAGTATCAACTAAGCTAACTGTGTTAGTTTCTACCAAATGCTTCATAACCCTGTCTTCGTTGCCCTCAAACTGAGCAAGGAACTGATCCATCACTTCCCCTCTGTCTTGGACGTCTACTGACTTATATTGTGCGGAAAATGCTCGTAGCTGTGCATTGCTTGTAACACGCGCATCTGAAGGCGGGATGCCCATTTCTATTTGCATATCCAAAAGTTCTTTGGTTGTTGGCTGCTCACCGTCAGGGTCTATCTTCTTCCTCTTTAAATAGTATCCAACAAAGTCTTTGCTCATAGCATCCTTACTAGCCGCTACTCTATCCTGCAAAAGTTTGTAAGACTGCTCTCCAACGTAGTCAGTGTAATCACCCGCCTGATTAAGTGCAGCGGCTTGCTCTGCTGCGCTGGCAAATTCTATCTCTTTAAATGTAGCCGCAGACTGCATTGTTGCGGTTATAGTATCTTGCACATTAATAGCTTGCTCAAACTGACCGGCAGCATTTAGTTTAGATATTGATTGTGCAATTATTTGGCTGTCTGTTAATTGAGGTATACCGTCATTCTGAACAATTCTTGCGGTAACATCCTTTAAATCTCTGTCTACTTCTGCAACAACTCTTACAGCTTTTTCAGCAAGCTCTCTATCAAGCAAACCTTCTATTGCTTGCCGCCCAGCAAAATCAGTTACATCAGGGTAATGTAAATACTTCCCATCATCCCCTTTTTTAGTAAAATCATTTCTTATAGACTTTAAATCTTCTATAGAATCAATAGACCTAAACTTTTCTTTAGCAGAAAGTTTAAATGCGCTTAATGTCTCTGCTTTATCTGATTTGTTTTTAGCCTCTATTCTTGCAATAAGCATGGCACGATTTGATGGTTTCATTGTGCTAAAATCAACAACAACTTCTTCTCCCGCGTTTGTTGTTATTGTAAAGACTTTCCCATCTCTTATGTCTTGCACGCCTTGGATTAATGTTTCATCTGTAGCATCTGGTTTGTTCTGAATTATTGTTTCGTAAGCTGCGTCAACTTGCATCGTATCGGTAACTTTTTCTTGAGCATCAATAGCTGTGGTTCGCGCTGCGTAATCAGCGGCACTCATGTCACCTTTTTCTGCTTCAAGGTTGCTTCTTAGCTTGTCAATATCTGGTTGAGATGTCGCACTTTCTACATCATTTACAAAACGGCTTGCGGATAGCTCTCTGCGATATGTTGTCTTGCTGTACTTTGGCCTAATGCCTTGTGAAGCCCATCTATCAAACCCCTCATCCAAATCAGTTTGAATGTCTTTATAAAGTTGGCTGTCGGGGTCAAGGCTTCTAAGCTGAGATAACTTATCGTCAACAGTAGTGTTTACTTGTTCTGTTCGTATAGCTTGATGTTTGTTGTGAGCTTGCTGGCTACCAATTGCTACTTTTGCAGCAAAGGTATTGTCAAACTGCATGGACACATCACGAAATTGGTTTTTTGTTAGCTTGCCTTCTAACCCAGACAAATGCTTATTACGCAGTTCAATGCGTTTTTTATCTGCTAACGCCTGATACTCAGCTACAGTTGTAGCCTCAGAGTTCATGGTAAAATTATTCATCTCTTGATTAACGTCAGTGTTAACCTTGTTTCTATAACGATCAGTTTCAGCTTTCTTTTCTTCCATGCCAAATTTAAAAGCAGCATCCTCTATAGCACCGCCAAGGGCAGAAAAACCTTTTTGAGAAGCAGTAAACGCACCTTCATTAGCACGAACACCTTGTATTGGCTTTGTCGTTACTGTCTGGCCTAGCCCTTGATTATATAGAGGTATTTTTGGCATATCTTATCCCATCAAAGTTGCAGCTTTAGAGCCACTATTTATTAGGCTTGCGTATGATTGATATTTTAAACCAGAAGCCTTTGCCCTTCCTTCAAGCCTTGTCATTGCTGCTTCTTGTGTTTTCATAGCCTGTTCTCTTGAGCTTGCTTGCTGAATGTTTAGGGCATCAATTTGAGTAGCGAAAAATGTGTCAGCAGCTATCGTCATTGGGCTACCTGTCATCTGCACACCAGAGGCAGCGGTCATAACTCTTTGTGTGCCAACCAAACGCTCAGACTGTTTACGCAAACTTACTTCTTCATCCGCTTTGACTTCAGCAAGGGCAATCTTTTCATTTTCAGCAACTTTGGCATTATATTCAGCAATCTGCTGCACTTGCTTTGCTTCAGCTTGCTTTCCCTTGAAGCTCATTACACCGCCAAGCGCAGTAGCCCCCGCTGCAATAGGATTAGACATTATTGCACCCTCGCATAACGATAGTAGTCAGTGCCATCTAGCCCAAACTTTCTCATTAGCCCCTCATTTTCAAAGCCCAACCAACCTATAAAACGCACAGCCTCATCGTCATTACAACTGACACTGGCTTGTAACCTATTGTAATTGTTTTCTTCTTGTATGTAATCTAACATGGCGCGTGAGTATTTAGCTGCCGTTAGTGGTTTATCATAGGCATATGATGACATAATAAAGAACGCTTCAGCTACGCCCTGCCATAACTGATACACGCCGCCTAGGGCGAATATCTTGTTATCCATCATACCTGTGTAAGCCACCATAGAATTATCACTTGTAAAGGCTACCTTTGCCGCGTCTGGGAAATGGTAACGAGTTTCAATTTGCTCAATGTGTTCCTTTTTAAATGGCACAATATTAAGCGTCAAAAGTATTAGACCTTCTCATAATTGCCAGTACCGACATTGGTAATGGCTGTGTTTGTTGTATCACAATTTGGGCATCATTGTCATATCCAGATGGAAACGATACTTCTTTATCTCCGTTAAACATAGGCACAGCTTCATTCATAGACATACTACTGTCGCGGAAAGGTACTCTGTCTAGGTTTGCTGTAGATGGCCCTATCTCTGCACCAACAGTGTTGTTAAACCTAGCGGTCACGCCATGAATACGTTTGATCTTGCCCTGTGCAATACCATCATCTGCACCAGCTTCTAGCCGTAGGGTTTCCACAAAGGATGTATAACCGTGGCCTAGATGCACTTTAGATGCGCTGCGATCCAGTGTTACTGTGCCGCCTGATACAATCTTATCAGCATGGGCAGAACCATCAGCAAGAACCGCTAGTGTCTGGCCTTCTAAATGATTGATGCCTGTTATGGTTGTTGTAGCTGTGCTGTCGTAAGTTAGCCCATTATCCACAAAGAAAGCGTCAGTAATATCATCATTAAAGTAAAAAGATTTGATAAAGCTAATCTGTCTTGTCGTTGCCCCATCTATTGTACGCTTTACAGATAAATATATCTGATCCTCAGAGCCGCTAGGTATGGATGTCAGGCTTTCTACTACAGCCCTGCCCTCACTTGTAGCCGCAAGCCTTGTGCTATCTGACGTTACAACAGTTAGAAACCCCTGACTTTCTGGGGCTGTCTCTTTGATTGTAACAACTGCTGCTGCTGGGTTAGCTACAGTAAAATCCGCATGAGCATTGATGCGTGTAAAGATGTTGTCAGCCGTTGCGTTATTGCTTGAGTTTGGTCTCCATCCTAAAGATGTGTCGGCTGGGTCAGAACTGCCAGCAGCTTCACTTGTAAAAGTAACTGAAGTACCATCACTCTTGGTAAGAGTAATCGTTGATCCAACTGCTATATTTGCATAATCAGCAACAGTTACAGTGGCCTCGCCAAACTTGCCACCCAGAGGGTGTTCATGCCACCCGATAGCACCGTTAGCACGGTCATAAGTTAGCCCTATAAGTCTGCCATCAGCGTGAACAAACCAAAGAACTAGCTCTGGCTCTTGCTGCCAAACCATGTCAGTCAGGCCACCGCGAGGCAAATGGTCTGCTAAAATACTTAGATCAATTCCTAGTAAGCCATCAGTATCAAGATCAAATGTAATCTCTTTGACCTTTTCTTGGCCTTTTTGAATAAGGATTGTACTGTTACCAGCCCTTAATGGTCTTACATCTGATGTGCCAAAAGTAGTTTCACGCAATACATTCACGTTAGTTGGTGATACTGGCGTAGTTCCAGAGCCGCCAGATAGCGTAAACTCCGCGCTAGTCGTAAGAATTTGCAGAAATCTTGCTGGCAAAAGATGTTTGATTACGTTTACTTTGTCAGATGCAATCGTAAAGTTTACCGCACTGTCATCTATAGTACCTGGGGTATGGTTCTCAAAGTCAGCAGAAACACTCCCAAATATCGTCTGTGGCTGGCCTGTCGTGCCAGCGAAGTACAAACGCTCCTCATAGAAGCCAACAGCCCTTGGCTGGCCTTCTGTGCCGCCGAAAGCACCCAATGACCAACGAGTTGTGGTGTTGCTACTGCCGACAACACTTGCTGGCAAAACACCAGCGTCATTCTTGAACAATGCCGTAACCGCAGTCGCGCTACTAAAAGCTGTTATTTTTAAGTATCCAGAGCCGCTATGTTGATAAGCCCAAGTAATAGCACCGTATGTTTCAGAGCCAGACAGGTGGACTGGTGGGGTTAGCCCAGAAGCATCTGTGCCGCTGTCTGTCTTTTTATAAACATTATCACCAAACCTTACTAAAGCGTTTTGATCGTAGTTGGTACTTGCTTTCCATTCGTCATGCTGCACCTCTATAACCTCACGCAGCCTTACCAAACGCCCTACATCAGTAGCCGCAAACAAACTGGCAGATGCGGTAAGTGTTACGCTGCCTGTGTTAGCGGAAGCATATATGGTTGTGTCGGTGATGTTCTCATCTAAGTATGGGCCGTCAACAAAGTCTATATCTGACAAGCTCCACCCAGTATGCGCTGATGTTCTTGTTAGCTTTGCTGGCTCATGGTTTTTGTGTGATAAATAAATAATGTCAGCAGATTGAGTATAGTTTATCTCAAACACTTCTGCTGCTGTATATGTAGTCGTGACTTCAACAATCTTTCCAGCAGTGCCGCCACTGTCATAAGCTGTAAAGGCAGAACTGTTTACACCGCTTAACTGGAATGTATTTGTGGCTGTGCCAGCTACAGTAAACTCGCGGTTATTTAGCTGTGTCATGCCAACAACACCGCTAATCATAACGCGATCACCGTTGCTGTATCCATGCCCATTAGATGTTACAACAGCAGGGTTGGCGGCAGTAATTGCTGTGATTGCTTTTGTGGCCTCAGTTACAATGCCGCCATCTTTGTAAATGCGGATGTAATTTAAACCAAGCTCAAGCACATACGCTTGCTCATCACTAAACTCAAAGTCAATTAACCTTACTGTACCACCGTCTTTTGTAGTGCCAGCGTAGTTAGTTCCAGGCCGTCTAGCTATCCCGCCTTGAGGAAACACAACCATATTCTGCAATGTTTTAACAGATTGGTTATATTTTTCTAAATCAATTCTGCCTTCAAGCCGTGGCGATATAGCACCAGCGCGGAAGTTTGTTAGAATACTGGATACACGCGCCATATGTTAATACCTGATGTCGATAAAGTAATCCGCTACTGGCTGTTCTGGGTAGCCTTCCATAGAATCCACACCCTTGGCTTCTTTTAATCTGGATTCATAGAGACTAAACATTTGCTGTGCTACAGAGTTGCTACCAGTAATTGCATAAGCTGTATCAGCCGCAAGCCTGTGAGCTATGGCATTAGATAGCAAAGCATCGTAATCTTCTGTATCTTCTAGCCGAGATATATAAATAATCTTGCAAGCATCATCGTTGCTTAAAATCTTACGCCCTTCTATCTTAAACATTCTGTTGCTGTCATACGCAGCAAGGTCATTATTTACGTTAGTGTTCCAATAAGAAAGAACCCTTAAACAGTAAGGGTCAGCGGGTAATTGGAATTGATGGGTAAAACCAAAGGCAGGGCCAACACTGTTAGCCGCCAGTTCTGCTCTTGCTATAGCAGCGTTCCAAGGATGTGCGCGTAGAACCGCATCCCTTGTAAGTTCAAATTTTCTATTACAAAGCCTAGCTTCTTTGGAGTTCTCGGTCAGTGACGTAATCGTTGCCGCACCCAACAAATCCATAGCTTCATTACAAATGTCAACCACTGAGGACATAGCAAACTCCTAAAGGGGAGAAGGGGCAGCGAGGTGTACCGCCCCTTCTAACTTGTCTAGTTTACAACATACTCAATGATGAAAGCCATATCACCACCAGTTCCACCTGTCGCATTAAAAGTCGCGGCAATGTAGTAGAACCCGCCTGGATCAGTGCTGTCACCAGCCATTGTGTATAGCTGCTGTCCAGTGGTATTGAGGTCTGCTGCCTCGTAACGAAGCTCTGCTAATGCTGCGCCATCAGCGACAGAAGTAGCAAAGAAGTCCTCGTCTTTTACAGCACCAGCATCAGTGTAGATGCCGACATTGTATGTGCAGCTTCCACCCAAAGCATCTGAGCCTACTTGCAAAGATACAATAGATGCGTTGCTTGGAATTGGAGCAAGCATAACGATGTCATCGTCAGTGCTATCACCAGCCGCCAAAGCAACATTACCTTGAGCTATTCGGAGTACACCTTGTAGCTCTTGGGCTTTATTAGCAACTTGAGGAGAAGCCTCAAGATTTGCTACCAAGTCAGAATTTTTAGTAGTCATCTCTAGCTCCTATTAGTCTGGGGTTTCATCACAGAAGATTTGGCAAACCTTGTTTTCTTCCATGCGTGTCGAACCAATTGACATGCAATAGTAAACTTGGGTTGCATAACCTTTGTCTGCGCGTTCATCAATCCTAGCGGAAATGTCTTTACCTATACCCAAGGTAAGACCATCTTCAGCCCAAGCAAAGCAAGTGCGAACATCTGTGGCAGAAACAGCCAAGCGGTTCGACATGACAAAGCGGAAGCCCATGAAGGTGTCCACATCCCCAGAAACCAATGCCTTTACGGTATTGAAATCACTGCTAGTTACCTGAGTTGTTCCAAGCAAATCTTCAATCTGCTTTGGGCCAACGGCAATGTAGCGTGGGATAGATGGGTCAACGTCAGCTAGGTCTAACTTGCGTTTTGCTTCAGTTAGCTTTGCTACGGTCAATCCATCGTTTGATGATGCTGAACCAACAGAGTTGGCGGTTGCATCTAGGTTTGCTGTACCAGAACCAGTTTCGCCTGTTGAGGCAGCACCAGTTGCAGCAGAGATGATAACGTCATCCATCGCACGCCCCATAGCAGCAGCAGCCGCTTGAGCATAAGATGAAGTCGGGTCAATCAACATACGAACTTTATCCTGATCGTCAATCAGATCAGCATATTCGTAGTCAGCTAGGGATAAACGCCTACGCCCATGTGGTGTATCAATTTGAGGTGTGTCGGCATTTCTTGATGTACGAAGCTGCGCTGTCGCTACACCGATCTGGTCTATGAAGGCATTTTTACCAACAATATTCTCAATCCGCACCGTATCACGCAAACGAGAACCCATCTGCTGTGATAACATCTGCACGTTAGCAGAGTATTGTTGCACAAATGCCGTGGTGATTTCTGATGACATATTATGTCTCCTAAGTTCACACGGTTTAAGTTACACTAATTTCGATGCGCTACCCTTACGGACACTTCTAGGTTTTTGAGCCACCATTAGGCTATCGTCTATCCGACTGTCTTGAGGACGATTTACACCGCTACCCTCTTTCGTTACCCAAGCGTGATACTTTTCTGCCAGATCAACTGGGTTCATTACATCACGTTGCGTACCAAATTCCACTGCCATTCTAAGACATTCTAAGCGAACTGCCAATGGGGATAATTCATCTTCCATAATTATTCGCTTCCATGAACCATTGTGAACAAACTATTAACGTGTTCAATAGCCCTCTGCCGCCCTGTGACATTCTTTCTGTCATGGTAAGGGTGGCTCTTGTCATTCATAATAGCATCAATCTCTGCTTGCGCTTGTACTGGCGTAAACACAGAAGTTCGTGCGCCATCATTGATTGTATCTTCACTTGTTACTGTAGATTTAAAATCACCTATAGCAGCAAATGCTTTTATAAAGGCAGGGTGATTACCAACTTTTGTACCGTCCTCAAGACGCATTTGCAGCATATCAAGGCCAGCAAACTGTTCTATAATATCTTTTGCCGCTGCTACTTTGTCTCCAAAAGCATTACCCCATTCACGCTTTAGCTCATTAGTTGTCTGTTCCGCTTGCTCTTGAGCTAACTGTTCCATTTGCTCTGTAGTCTGACCAACAGAACCTTTGTAGTAATCTAGTATCCCAGCCGCCTGTTGCGGTGAAAGACCAAGCTTGTGCGCTACGCCAGCATACTCTGTCGCAACCTCTTGCGTGATTACATTGCCGTCTGTGGCAAACTCATAACCTTCTGGGGTTTCTGGTCTACCTAAACGACTGTATATATTGCTTAAATCTTCCTCTGTGGGGTTTGTTGGAAACGGTATCTTGTCTGCACCGATAAGTTTTTGTGCATTAACAAAAGAACGCGCTAGATTTCCAACATCCTTAATAGGTGAAAGACTTGGATGCTCCCTTAAATCTTCTGGTATCATTTCCATGAAACCGTTACCAGACCCGCCTTGTGCAACCTCTGCTGGGGTTTCCAGCACTGATGGGGTTGCTTCTGGCTGGGCTACCTGTTCGGCAACTTGCTCTGACATAAATTACTCCTCATTCATCATGTTATAGATATGCAGTAAGACTGCACGTTTCCCTTCTTCAAATGCTGTAGCATTGGCATCGCCAGCTACATAGCTTGAGGTTCTCCAATTACATCTTGCCTCAAGATCACTTAACACTTTTTTACCAGCGGTACTGCCGAATATATCGGTATACATAGTTTTAAGTTGTGTTATCTGTTCGCTCATTTAGCTACCATCCTAGACGCTTGTGCTATCTGCGCTACGTCTTGTACGTCCTGACTTGCTTCCTGACGCTCCATCATAGCCTGTTGCTGCGCTGCCTGTTCTTCCCTGCTGGCATCAACCTCAGACTGGGGCTTTACAACTTTCTTAGGAACACCAAGGCTATCCATAACATGATTAACCAAGCCATCAGCATTGATGTGATCTGCAACTGGCAACGCTTGTGCTAGTGGCAGCAATATCTCTAAGGCTTTCATTGTGCTGTTGAGACTGCTTGATTTCTGTGCGCGTGCCAGCGGTGATACATATTCTACATCCACATCAAGCCCCTGCAAAATCTCTGGTGGCGGTGCAAGCATATCTGCGCGGAGCATCAAGGCAAATACACGATCAATCATTGGGCGTAGCATCTCGTTCATCAAACGCCCTAATACTGGCCCTATAACGCGCATACGCTCCTCTTGGCGTTGCACTACCTCTGTAGCTGTCATATTAGGCGAACCGCCTGTTAGAAGCTGATCTACATAGAAGGCAGAGCGTATAGCCGTTCTGCGTTGTTCTTCCATGTTTAAGCCGATAGGAATGTTTGCGCCTGTGTTTAGTGGCGTAATTGTGTCTCTTGTGCCACTTCTAAAGAAGTTAAGCCCCCCAGGCTGGGTACGGACAGGGAGAAGAAATCCGTCATCAGGAACTAACAAGGGAGGATCAATTAGTTTCTGTGCAGCTTGTATGATGGTCTTTGACATAAGATTAAGCATCTTAACGTCTGGCAACGCCACCATAGCTGGGGAACGCCCCATCACTTCACCAGTTGCCTTGAGGAAGCGCGGAACAACATATGGGAACTCTTGGAACCCACTTTCTTGCATAACCATTTTTGTTTCCATGCAGATATACATAGAAGCAAACGGCATATTTTTGTTGTCCTGTTTAGTCGGGTCACGTTCCTTGCGTGGCATTACGCAATGAAGGACAGTCACTTCTTCATCAGGTTTTTTCTCAAATCTTTTTTGAATGAACGTACTTACATTTTCTATACCAAAACGCTGCACTGCTTGTCGCGCTGGCAACACATACTTACGAAACACAGTATCAACGATACCAAATTGATCTTCCGCTACATAAAACTCTGATATGTGGCGTGTACTAAACCGCATACTCTTCTTGTCCATCTCCACAAACATACAGCCTGTGCCAAAAACAACTAAGTCCACATACATTTCGTGGACTTCAGTTTCAAAGTTGGACATTGTTATGGCTCTCATCATACGAGAGCTAGTATCTTCTAGCCACGCTTGGACTTCTTCATCACGCCCAAGCTCATCATCCTTTAGGGTTAGGTGAAACCACGGTGTTGCACCACTGGTAAGCATACCGTGCAGTGATGAGGCAAGCAGATCAACAGACTGCAACGCAGTGCCATCAAAGATAAGCTCCATACGCTTTTCGCCTCTGGCGCGTTTGCGTACAATGTCTGCTTTGCGGGGAAGCATATAGTCAGCAAGCTCTTGGTAATGACTATCCCAATTAGCTCTCTGGCCTTCTAAATACTCAAACCGACTGACGATGGCTTTCATGTTATCCATTGCTTACCCCAATAATGTAGGCGAACTAGAACCGCCAGTGCCGCCTGTTGCAGTCTCATCACCCATAACCCCGCCGCCAACAACTGTTGATCCTCGGCCTTTGCGCTTCTTGCGTTCTGCTGATACGGCCTCATCAGACAATGCAGCAGCGCGTTTGTAGTCAGGTTCAGCTATTGGTTCTGGGGCTGGCGGTGGTGGCGGTGTGTAGACCTTGGGTTTCATAAATGACATAGCTACGCCCTTTCCACTGCCTTTTTAATTGGCTTTGCTACTGTAGCACCATACTCTTCCATGATTGTTCCAGCCTGACCAGAGCGTTTAGTGCGCCTAGTTCCACGCCCAGCAATAATAGTTTCATCAGGCACAACTTCTGGCGTTACCTCTGGCGTTACCTCTGGCTCTGGGGTTGGGGGTGGCCTACGGTCTGTCTTATCCATACCAGTTAAAACATCAACCGTTTCCCTGCCTATTTTTTTAATTGGCTTTTCAATAAAAGGCTCAACAATTTTTTTGTCAAAAAATCTAACAACGCTACCCATTTTAATTACCCCACTGATGAAAGCCTAACTTCTGTGTTTCGGCTCGTAACCAAAACGCCTGATTGTACCCTTTACTTGATAACACATTTTTTACTTTACGAAAACCCAGTGCGATATTACGCTTACCGCCCTCTGCTATAAAGTCAATTAGCCAAGGAATATCACCCCCACCCTCGTAGCCTTCCGGCATAAACTCTAAGTCTTGCACATACTGACCTACTTGGTCATGGCTTGGGAAGCCCCAAGACGCAAAGACAAACGGCACACGCCCTTCATCTCTTAGTATAACATACTGGTTAGCTTGCAAAGGTGGCATAACATATTTGTCAAACTCCTCATCACCGTACCAGTTATGGAAATCACTCCTATTCATTAAATATAAAACGTCACTTATGTCCTCTTTTGTTGGGGTCATAACGAAAACGGATTGTACTCATTGACGGCAATTTGTTGCGGTGGACGAACC